CAGGCAGAATATAACGATTTGGTCAAGCGTTGGATGACCGCTTGGAGCGACCGCCGCAACTGCGATGTTGCCGGTCGGCACTCGCTTGAAGGACTCATGACGCTCGTCGAGACGCACCGCATCATTGATGGCGACGTAGGAATCCTCAAATGCAATAACGGCAAACTTCAAATCATTGAAGGGGATCGTATCCGCAATCCGCCGGAAGACCTGCGGAAGGAAACCTACGAATGGATACACGGTATCAAAGTCGGCACCAACGGTCGGGCATTTCAATATGCCGTCCACAAGCGGAAGGAAGGGGGCGGGTTCGAACATGAACGCAACATTCCCGCCGATTGGATGATTCTATGCGGCTATTTTACGCGGATCGACCAAGTCCGGGGCGTGTCCCTGCTGGCACCGGCAATCAATCAGTTCCGGGACGTTTATGAAAACATCGACTACGCTCTGGCGAAGGCAAAAATCAGTCAACTGCTCGGATTCAAGACAGTCCGGTCACCTGACAACGCCGATGACAGTGGTGAACTTCGAGAAGCCATCAAGACCGAGTTCGGGGCGGGAACCGTTCACTTCGATTTAGAGACCGGCGAAGAGGCTCAAATGATCGAATCATCAACGCCGTCGACGCAATTTCAGGATTTTATGCAAAACGTTATTCGACTGGCGTTTTCGGCATTGGACTTGCCGCTTGAATTCCTGATGCCAAACATAGCGAACTACTACTCCAATCGGGGAGCACTCGACTACTACATCGAATCCTGCAAGAAAAAACAAAAGGGACTCATCGAAGCCCTGAATGAGATCACCGACTGGCGTATTCGTATGGCAATCGCCGACGGCGAACTGCCGCCGCCGCCGGACGGCATGGAACTCGACACGATGCTCTACTACTGCGAATGGACGGGGGTGACGCTTCCGATGTGGCGTATGTTGGAAGATGCCAAAGACGCGCTCGTTGCCATTCAGACCGGATCAATCACTCCACAAAAAATCAATCGGCAGTACGGCATGGATTTTGCGGAGAACATCGTCGAACTGCAAGAGGCAATCAAACTGGCAAAGGAACTCGGCGTTCCGCTCGCCTTTGAAAATCCCATCGGAATCAATAACACGTTCAATATCGGAGCGTGAGGAAAAATAACCGGGGGAAGTGTAGTACCTCGAAAAACGCGTTGCCCCTGCGTTGCGATTAACAACGCAAGGGCACCGGAAAGTAATAACACGGATTACTTGCCGATTTGGAAGTCATTGTACTCTCCAATTCTGAAAGGGCAAGAGTCCCTCACAGAAAGGAGTCGTCATGACTGCCATCACCATTTTAGGAAGCCTTTGGGAAATTTGGGAAATCCTCAAAGGACTGTTTACCATCAACCACACACTCACCATGTTCAATAAAACAAACTGCCCAACCAACACGTTCAACATCAACATCGACAAGTTGATCGTTGTCCCGGACAAAGAAATCATCGAAAAATTATTGTATGGAGTGATTTCACAACAGTCTGTCCTTGCCCCGGAACCAGAGCCGCCGACAGACGAATCTCCTAACTCCTAACTCCTTTCTCCTCCCATGACAGTGAAACTCGCAAGCAAATTACAAATCACAAAACTCTCTGACGAAGTACAGGAGGGCGGCTATCCGTTCGAAGCGGTCATCTTGTCCGGGGAGCCGATTGAAGATTGGGGACGTTTCGTCGTCGATCTTTCAACGATGCAATACCACAAGCCGCGGCTGACGGTGAACTACAACCACAATGATGAGTTGATCATCGGCTACGGCGAAAACTTTCACGTCACGCCGGAAGGTTTGAAATCAACCGGAAAACTCGCTACCGGTACTTTTGCCGATGAGATCGTCAATCTTGCCAAGCAGGGTGTTCCCTTCGAGGCGAGTGTCGAGATCGACCTCCACAATGGAGTCGAAACACGAGTCGGTGCGGAAGCATCGGTCGTCGTGAATGGAAAAACCTATCAAGGACCGATTTCGGTCTATTCCCAAGTGCCGCTGCGGGCTTATGCAATCTGCCCGTGCGGTGCTGATAAACTCACCACCCTAACCCTTCTCAAAAAGGAGATTGAATTTACTATGCCTAAAAAATCTATTACGAAACTTTCGGACGACAAGAACGTCCCGCCGGACACGAACATGGAGGGGCATGTCAAGGATCAGAGCCTTGCCGACTTGTGTGCCATTTTCGGCAACGACACAGGTGTCAAACTGTTTCAAGACGGCACCGACGTTGCCGAAGTGAAACAGTGGCAGTCCCTCAATGACAAGTACGCAAAATACCTGTCGAGCGGCAACGATGACGACGAAGTCGAAGTCGATCCACCCGCAGAGGATGACCCGCCGAAAACGGACGACGAACCGGAAGCCGATCCTCCGAAAAAGGACGACGACGAAAAACTCTCCGCCACCCTGACGAAACTCAACGACACGATTGCGAAGCAGACGGCGGAGATCACGAAACTCAAAGCGTCGATGCCGAGGGGGGAAGACCCGCTCTCGCATAATACGCACGTCGAAAAGCCCGAAGCAAAAACGACTTCGCTTTCCCGCTACGCGGCAAAAATCAACGTCGTCGAAACATCCAAGGGCTAGGATTTTCCTGACCTTTTCCTCACCTCATTCACCCCTTAACCAGTAACCTACAACCCTAAAAGGAGCATTACTCATGCCAACAATTTCAACCGGAATCAAATCCATTGACGTACTCAAAATCAACAATGCGGAGCCGCTCATTGGTCTCATCGATGACTCCATCAAGACGGTCCCCGAAATGCTATTCTACGATGCGTCGCCGATCACTCGAAACAAGTTCAACACGCTCGTGACCACGCAAGACCCGATGGTAGCGTTTCGTAAGCCGAATGAGTTCGCCGACCACGAATCGCCGAAACTCGAATTGCGAACCTGCGAACTGTCCTTTTTGGACGGGTCGTGGCTCATTGACACTGCGCTTGCCCAGCAGAGCGATTGGGGCAAGGAAGAAGTGTTTGCCATGCAAACGCTGACACATCTGCGGTCGATGTGGATGACGCTTGCCCAGCAAATCTACTACGGCAACAAGAGCAATGACCAAGGCTTTCGCGGACTCTTCGAACTCATCGGTTCGACCGATTCGGACAGATCGAACGAAGAACTGCACATCGACGCAAAGACCTTCAAAAATGCCAACACGGGAACGGGTTCCGGCGACGCTCTCTCTTCGGTCTTTGCCGTTTCGACCGGCGTTGATTCAATCCAACTCGCATGGGGCTCCGAAGGGAAACTCACCGAAGGGGATGTGGTGAAAACCTACCTTGCGAATCCTGCCAAGCCGAAAGAGTCCGGTGCATGGTGGTACGGTCAGGAACTCTCCGGCTGGTGCGGTCTGCAAGTCACGTCGGCACACGCGTTTGGTCGGATTCACAGCCTTTCAAAGGTCAATCCGCTCACCGACGACATGTTGTTTGAACTGATTAGCCGGTTCCCGGTTGGTCGTGAACCGCAGGCGTTTTTCATGACTCGCCGGTCGTTGGAGCATTTGCGGCAAAGCCGAACCGCGGTCAATGGCACCGGTGCCCCCGCCCCGACTCCCACCGAAGTCGTTGGAATCCCGATCATCGTCACCGATGCGATTTCCAATCAAGAGGACGTACTCCTCGCTGATTAAGAGGCAGCAACCAACAGACGGCGGCGAGTCCGCCGTCTGCACACTCCTAACTTCTTACTCCTCCCCTCCTAACACCTAACTCCTCCTATGTTTGCACTCCTCTCCAACCTGTTTGTTATCCTCAGAAAAGTTCCATCCGCCATTGGAATCATCAGAGCAATTCACGATATTGTCGGCACAGAAGCCGTCAAAGAGATTTTACGGCTTTTCCATGAGTCGATGAAGCGCATCAAAGTCGAAAACCCAAAATTGGACACGGACGAGATGTCTCCGCCGGAACGTTTGCGGTTGCGACGGCGGATTCAAATTAAAATCGCTCAAACGATGCTCGGACTGTCCGACCGACAGTTTGACACTGCCATGACCGCATGTGGACAAGAATTTACTTGTTGACTCCTGACTCCTTCCCCTACCCATGACCACAACACCACCCAAAACCAAAAAAGAACTTGAGCAACAGAACGTGGAACTGATCGAACTCCTGCGGAAGACGATGGAGCCAAAGCCGTCAACGGTTCGGCAGTTATGGGACATGTGCAAACCGTACGTGATCCCGTTCGTCCTCGGCATGATGTTCGGCATTATGTCAGTTGCCGTCTGCGGTCTGCCGACTGCGGTCTTTTCTCCAAAAAACCTCGAACGACAGGCGGCACTGGGAGGTGCCGCTGTCCCTTTTTGGAACGACAGTCCCTTGCCGAGTCCTTGGAACTCGCCGCTAGGGGACTGGATGCTGGCACCGACCGATTCATTATCGATGAACATCTCCG